AAATGTCATTTCTTCATTTAGTTCATTTTCTTCTTTAATGTGTTTATGCATAACTGATAAAATCTTTTCACGCGGTTCTGTATCCAACTCATCAACAAACTTATTAAGCTGTTTTCTTTGATTTCTCTTCATCATCATGACAGCTTTCATAAAATCGTTTTTATCAATTCCTCCAGACTTACGTGCATAAGCTTCCAACTCTTTAGCAGCCGACATCATGTTACCTTCGTCAAGTTCTTTAATCGTAGCTTCATATCTTTGGCCATATTTACGGCCTTTTACCATTGCCATACCCCTTTGGCGTTTATCCATAGTTTTAGCACGAGCTTGATCCTTAGGATCATCTTGACCAAAAAATTTATCAGGACTACTTTTTACACTTTTATCATATGCTTTTTGAGTTGATTTATTTTGATCTTTTGCTTTTTTATAATAAGAAGCTTTAGTACGCGGAGATAATTCATCAAGCTGTTCTACTTCTTCTTTACGAGGCTTAGCCGCCATTGCATTTGATTTATTCTGTATATCTCTAAGCCTACTTAAAGATGAACGACCTCTTTTTAGTTTACCATCATGATCACGATCAGCTTTTTCTTTATCCTGTCTTATTTTTTGTAATGGAGACATCATCCGTTTTGCTTGACCTTGTGGTTCATTATAAGCTTCTTTAGGCGATTTATATCCAGGTTTTTGCCTTTCAGGATATTTCTTTCCAGTTTTTGGATCTACTTCATCCTTATGACCTGATGGTACGTAATAGCTTACTCCAGTTGGACCGTACGCTTTTCCTTCATTTTGGATCTTAGCTAATCTTTCTTTAGCCCGTTTTAATGATTTAGCATGAGCCATTTGTGCATTCATATGCTTTACTGTATCGCTACGATTATCTGCTTCTTTACTCATTTGCTGATGATGATCATGAGCTTTTTGGTGTCTATCAATTGTTGCTTTTATATCTTCTTCTTTACCTTCTTTATGAGTTGGTGTAGAAGTATCTAAATGCTTACCTCTATTTTTCATCTTAGAAGAATCTGGCTTATCTAGCATGCCCTTCACGCGATTTCCGGGATCAGACTTTCCATGCCATCCTTGAGCTTTACCGGGTGGAAGCTTTTTAATTTTACCACCTTTCGCAAGGAATGCTTTGACTGCGTCTGAATGAGAAGAATCTTCCTTTTTATTATCAGGATGTCCTTTACCGCCATCCTTTTTAGATGCCCATACCGCTTTACGCTGAGCATGGGAAACATATCCTTCTCTTAAATCGTTGAATGATTTCATTTTACTCTCGCTGCTAAATCTTTATCCGCCTTGCCCCATGTGCCAGACGATTTTGTTACAAATGAATTAACTCGGGCCATGCCCCACTGCTGGGGGGTAGTTCCGGGACGATGGCCCGTCCGCCATGCCGCAACACCACGGTTATAAACTTTTCGAAGAATACCAACTGGCATACCAGATTTCTCTGCTTTTTTCTTCAAACCTGCAGTGGCATCTTCATGAATATATGCTTTAAATTTTAACATTAGTTTTCCCTATTGGTTTTCTTAACATCTCGCATTCTTGCTCGATCCATCATTCGGTCATGCCTTTTAGCATCTGATTCTTTCTCTCTATCAATTCTCGCCTTAGCAATGTCAACTTGAGAATTTTTTTCACCATACATCTGTCTGAATCTGATTGTATGCTTTGAAGTTTTTGTCTTAGCAGTAGCATCTCCAGGCGCTGGCTTATATGCTGCGGGGTTATCATCATCCATCTTTGCTCCTTTTTTAAAATGAGCTTTTCTTTTTGCCATAGTAGATTTTGATAAACCTTTATGATATGCAGCACCTTCACTTTGGCCTGGAGTTATTTTTTCAGCCTTTTTAGTTGATTCTGGTGTTCCCCATTCTGGTTGATCTTTATACCATTTGTCAGTACCTTCAGAAAGACCTTCTTTTGCCACAGAAAATGGAGCTACAGGAATTTCTTCTTTTAGATGTTCAATGTCTGTTAACCATTTACGGTATGTATTTCCACTACCTTCAATGATAACATAGTTGGCTCCAAGTCTTTTGATTTCTGAGATTTCTCCGGTATCTTTGTTGATAACTGTATCTCCGATATTGTAGAGCATGCCATTAACATAGTTTTCTCTAATTTCTGATACGGGCTTAAGTTGAACATGTCTTTTAAATTCATTTTCTTCCTTTAACCCCATGCCTTTACGAACAGCATTAAATATTCTTTTTGCTTCAGCATTAGCTACGCTTTTTGGTAGGCCTTGGGAAAATGCAGTAAAGTCATTTGATGATGCTGCAGCTCTCATTTTAGATGCTGACATACCTTCAACACCTTCAGCATCAGGATCTCTTGCTCCTGCAGACATTACATTTACTTTTTGGAAATTATAAAATCCGTGTCTACCTTTTTTACCATTGTATTTATTTAATAATAATTCAAACTCACGAACTCTATCTGATCCTACTACCATTACAACATTTTTAAATCCTTCATTATATAGTTGTACTGCTACATCAAATACATTCTTTATTTTTTTATTTAACATAATAGAACGCGCATACTTAGGAAACATTTTCCTAGCACTTTTTACTTTCATTTGATATTGTAATGGATTCTTTTTTGGGTCAACTGATTGAGATAAAAAAACACGATATGGGTTTTTTCCAGCTTTCATATATAAACTATTTAATAATTTTTCATGACCAATTGTAGGAGGATTCATACGGCCAAACGTAAAGTATGCCGTTTTTTCCTCTTCTACTAAAAATGTTTTAAATGAACTAAAGCTCAACCTTTTTTCCTCATCACTTCCTTTTTGCGAATGGATGGGAACATTTTTTTAGCTAATCTGTCTATACGAGGTCCCATCTTATCTAAACGCTTTTCAATCTCTTGTCTACGTGCATAATTTAATTCACCCTTTGGTACATCCTTTGTAAGCTTTTTAAGAATGGCCGTCCGAGCTGCACGTCTTGATCTTTTTACTAATTTATCTTTGCTAGCCATTTTTTTCTGAGCTCTACGTCTACCCATTGCGATACGGGCTTTCATTTTTTTCATTGCTCTTGAACGGCGTAGTCTTTGTTGAACATTCAATGCTTCATGAAAACCTTTACCATCACAATGATCACAACCTTTACCATTGCATTCTGGACATTCAGTTTTCTCAGAATATTCTTTTACCCAATTTTTACCATTGGGATCATATGCATCATATTGGCAATCTTCATTTGTTGGTTTACCAAACTTATCGCCACAATTTTTGCAGCACATGCCTTTCATTGATGCTTCTTCGACATCTGACCTTTTACGCTTTTTAGCGTTATATTTTTCTTGATCTGTAGCGCCAGGTTTATAATCTACAGACAAATAATCTTTAAAGCCTATTGGCATTTGTTATCTCCCAGGTTTATCCCATCCTTTTAATATATTCGGGCTAAAGTTGGCAAATGAAAATTCCATTCTGTCAACAATTTTAACCGCATCACCACCCAGTCTATCGATAGCTACATAACCTTCTTGGCCTGTAATTCGATAACCTTTTTTTGTTTTCAAAAAGGTTTTAGCATTATTAAGTTTATTAAGTATATTTATAATTTTTAGTTTTGCTAGAACTATAACTTTTTGCAAATCAAACATTTTTATGAGTGATTTTTTATTTGCAGGACTAAAAAACTTTAAGATTTCTTCTCTTCTTTGGTCAACGGCTGATTGTCCCCGTGCCGATTTACGTGCCATTCGCTCACGGTCAAATTTTTGGTTGATCCATCTGATAAGGTTATTTGTATGCTGTGTTGTATTTCCCACGACCTCGCCTCTTCTGACGTAGGTGTTGTTGAAGGTTTCCACCATTTGAGCAAGTTTTGGATTAGCTTCCAATTCGCGAAGAGTTGTACCACTGATTTGATTGAAAATTTTTCCAGCTTGAGACAAATAACCATTGACTTCCTCCGTGTCTTTTTTAGACATAGTATAGCGAGTCATATCCCTAAGCGTTGCGTCTTGGCTCCACACATTTCGGCTTGGTCGCAACTTAGAGGCATCAACTCCATACGAAGCTTTGAGAGACTCGAAGGAGTTACCTGTATAGGCTGTATGCCAGACGATTCCAATTTTTGATTTCTTAACATCGCGAGCTCCATCCGACTCAGCTGGCAACGCATAGACGATAGTATTAGGATGAAATGTAACATATTTCTTTCCTTTAATTTTTTGTGTCTTTACATCACCTGGTCCAAAAAGGAAATCACCTTGAATAATTCCTTTAATACCCAATGCAGGCAATTCTTTTAATGCTGCTTTTAGTTTAACATTAAGATCACCAGAAGTATCAGCGTCAACATCAGCAGGAGTTTTGTAGACTTTAGGGTTTTTGTTAAAGATACCTTTTTTGGCGACAAAAAACTTTCCGTCACGAGGATCAGTACCAGCAAATATAGCAGGAGCACCATCCCATTTAACAGTAACGTTTCCATCTTTCACACCACCTAATGTGTCTCTCAACATTCGTAAAGCAAGAATTGCATCACGTGTTCCTTTGACTCCACCATAGATAACTTTATCCTCTATGTGAGTCATATGTGTATTCTTTTGTTCTGTTATAAACTCTGAGAAATTCATTGTCCTGGTCCTGTGACTAATACTATATCAAAAGATGAAGAAACATTTGAACCAGTCGAGGCAATTGCTCTTATTTCTACATCTGTTTTTGGTGGTAACCTAATTGGGATTTCGTAATCTCGAACATGCCAACCACCAGGAACATCCATAATATCTCTTGTTCTAAATGCTTTAGTCACTTCTTCAATTTGTCTTGTAAGAAGTGTTATGGTTGCTGAAGAGTTATAAGCTCCAACTCCATTATTCCATCGTGTTAAATATCCAGTACAATGTGCTGGAATTGTATATAAAGCAAGTTGTGTTTGGCCCAATCCAAAAGTTGTTCCAGTTCCTATAATGCCAATATCTGCTAATACTGTTCCAGTTCCACCAGCTCCTGTTGTAATTTTCACATTACCAACATTTGTTTTAATAGATCCTGCCGTTTCAACAAAAGCTCTAAATATTCTTAAAAATTCTATTGTTGAAACAGGTCCACCTACTGTTAGCGTTTCCTCTACTTGTTCATAATTATTATCTAATCCTTGGACTGTAACGGTTCTTGCTCCAGTTCCAGCAGCAGCATCATCAGCACTATTACTTGTAACATAAACAGTAGAAGGAGCATCCAAATATGTATAAATTCCACCGTTCATCCAAATAGTTTCAGGTGCACCACCTATATTTGGATTACGACCAAACTTATGAATGAAATCGGTATTAATTACCATTCCATTAGAAATGTCAACCATTTCGGCTAAATCAGAATTTGCAAAATGTCTTTGTATTGGCATGGTTTACCTATATTTGAAATCACACATAAGACGAGTTGGATAACCATCCTTGCCTTGCGTATCTCTTAAATTAAGTTTAAATGTATATGTTGGCGATTGCATTTCAATATCAATGCGTTTACCCTTACCGCCTTTACCACCGTAATAGATAACTGGTGCATTTACAGTAGCAGCACGTTTCATAGCTTTTTCATCCATCTTTTTAGATAGAATTTTACCAGTAAGTTTATGTATAATATGATAATTGAATCCAATACCAGATTGCAATAAACGATTCATACCAGCTTTATCAAACTTTGGTCTACGATCCACTGAACCTTTATGTGTACCATTAAAGACTTCACAGAACTTAGTTTCATCAATACCAAATAGTTTTAGAAGTTTCTTACCATCTTTATTTGTAATACTTCCATTTTCGATTTCTTTGCGAGTCAAAACTGTTTTTACACCAACGTTAAAGAACGTAGTGGTGCCACCAAGTTTTAATGAAAGGAAAATAGGACCTTTATCCGTGGTAACAGTAATATCAGTAACTGATTTACCCACATCATATCCACGGCCTTTAGGATTCGTTAGCTGAATGTTTGGTGTAAATACTAATGGACGCCTTGTATTCTCACCACCTACAACATCAACCTTAAATGTTTTAGAGTCTTCAATCTTATAAGTATCATTCATATCCTCAATTGCTGCAAGCATCTTTCCATCAGATACTTCTTCGCCTGCCCACCATTTTAAAAGTGCATCTGCAAACTGAGGTTCAAATAAATTACCGCGGTTATTTGCACCGCGGTTACCTGAAGATCCATTACCAAACTTAAGCTTTAAAATGTTAATGTCAGCTTTTTGATTGATCTGTTTAATAGTATAATCACCATCAATCATACGTGAAACATTAACATTTACTTTCTTGGCCAAATCCAAATTAATTGGAGTATCAGCTTTATTTCTGAGCAAATTAAATAGACGTTTCACTTCCTCAATATTTGGCTGAGGAAATTTATTATCAGTAAGAGTCTTTTGAATTTCCTCAGTTGATTTAGGAAAAAAAGTATATGCCATTTGTTTAGTACTCCTTTTCCTATATTTATATGTTTTTGAATTAGTAAAGCCCGGCAGATTCGGGATCGAGGTCAAGATTTTCTTCGATATGTAAGAAGGGCATAATATCACCATATTCGTTTTTAAGGAATGATTTGATGGTATTAAATGAAGAAAAATAGATATTATAAAGAGGATTGCCCCCGGCAGGTCCGTTTTCGGTTACAAGTTTAAATACGATATCATATTTTTGTTCGGTTTCGGGAATAATATGAATCGAATCGTGTGCGATATCGAGTTCAAGTAGATAGACGTGTGAATCACAAAATGTTGAATGATTATAAGATGTAGACATGGTTTTGACTTTCGTTTAGTT